CCCCCCAGCGGGGTGTGTAGCTTCATAAAAAACCAGTCAGCGCCATCCGTTATTTTTTCCCTATACCAGGCTTCAAACAGCTGAGCCTGACCGTCGGTCTCCATAAACCATGACACACTGGCCTGAGTTGGAGTTGACGTATATGCCCGGCGTTGCCGCGCGCGGCCGGTGGTTAGCTGGGTTCGTTTTAACGGGCTTACAGGCTGGAATCCGTACCCTTCCTGTAAAGGCATGGGGAGATAGTCGTGCGGATAAAATATGTCAGCCATTATCCTGTTCTCCGTCCAGTGTTATATCCTCCGGTTAATGCCTTATGCACCTGGCCTACCCCCTTTGCCAGATCGTTAGCGACCTGCTGATAGCCTTGTTTGGCACCATCACGAGCGGCCTGCTGTACAAGCATCACAGTCGTATCAGAAGGGTTTCCATTGATAGGAGGAACCGTGACTGAGGGACGGATGATGGTCGTTTGCTGGCTATTACTAACGTTCTGAACACCAGTACCAAACCCTGTACGCCCCAGAGTTGCATCTAGCGGCTGCCCGTTTCGTAGCGCTTCAAGCTGAGACACGCCGATCCGGTTCGTTGACGCCTGGTCGAAGACGTACTCACCTTTGTGAACAATACCCGCGGGCTGATACTTACCACCGGGGCCGGTGTAACCGCCGGAGGCGAAGCCAACGGCGGCAGCACTGGTTATGCTGGAAGTAATCGAAGCCATGAGTCCAATAACTTGCGCGATAGCTGCGAGGTTAGCCGGGAAAGGTAATCCGGCTAATGCCTGCCCCATTGCCATTGGGAGTTGCAGCGAAGCCTGTGCAATAGCGAATGCTTTCTGCGTAACAAAAGCGGCTTTATACATCGCTGATTGCTCACCAAACATCATCCCCATCGAATCGGTGATGCTGGAGAAGGAGTTTTGGGCGGATTGCATCTGCGCAACGTAGACAGCTGTACTTAACGCCTCCTGGTTCTGCTGGCCCTGTTGCTGTAAGGCCAGTAGCTGCTGCTGTTTCTGCTGCTCATTCAGGACTGTGCTCTGTGTTATCGCCTGCTGTTGCTGATTCAGCCATGCTGCATAATCGGTCTGGGCCTGTTTCAATTTATCAATGATTTCAAGCTGCGGATCGATTTGCAGCCCTATCATGTTCATGCCCTGCCCTGACAGGTCGCTATTAGTTGCTCCAGACGTCAGAGTACCACCAGCCTTATTCACCCCAGAAATAACTGAATCCGGTAGCACTGATTTACTAATCAGGTCGCTCGCCTGCTTCCCAGCAGCCTCAGGAGTCAGTTTCTTCAGCTCAACCATCTTTTGAAGAATTTCTAGGCGTTTTTGCAACGTCTCATTTTGGCGCAATTCCTTTGGTGCAATTTGTTCCTGCATTTTCCGATAATCGTCCAGGGTTTTTACGGAATTTTGCAGTGCCTCCTGCTGCTTATACGCCTGGAGGATTTCATCTGAACGGGAAAGGATCGACTTCTGGTCAGCTGTGAGCTGCGTTTTAGACTTGAGGTCAGCAATCTGTTGCTCGAACTTGATTCGCGCCTGTGTCGCGCTGTTAAGCTTGTCACTGGCATCCAACTGGAACTGCATGGCAGCGGTCTGCTGGTTTATCTGATCAAGCAACCGGGTTGCTGCGTCCTCGGTATATGCTTTACCCTTTGGCGTCTTGGGTGGTTTCGGATCTTTGTACATCTCGTTAATACGAGAAACATTTTTTGCATATTGCTCTGCAGTAATTGCACCTGCCTTCAGGAACTCGCTTTGCTGCTTAATAGCTTTATTGCGCTTATCCGCATTGCTCAGATATTGCTGGTTAACGCGATCTGCTTCCTGCTGCGTTTTAATTCTTTGCTGTTCGGCTTCCTTAGCCTTCGCCTGCCCTTTGGTTACATCCCCCTGAAGATTGGCAACTGATTCAAGCAAGTCTCTCTGTTTTATCATCTCTGGGAGGTTGGTAAACCTCGCGCTAAAACTGTTCCAGAACCCACCATCTTTTTGCCCTTTTTGGGCTTCAGCAATATTTTCGTTTAAGGTGGCTAATTTATCCGTTAGTGTTTGTTCACGCCCAATGTTGAGCATCGCATCCCAGGCGCCTTTGGCTGTTTTACCCAGCGAGTCCCATGCACTTTCAAGAAGACCAAGATTCTGATGAATATCATTCGCACGCTGCTGCATGGCATTGGCGTAAGCATCAGTAGCCACCCGTGCAGCATCCTGCTGATTACCTTCATCCTGTAGCGCTTTAATCTGGTTGTAGGTTGCCAGTGTCAGAAAGTGGTACTGGTCGTTAAGTTTGGTTATAGCCGCTACTGGATCAGCAGCAATATCGTTGAAGTCGCTCACCAGCTTTTCTGTAGCAATACCCGTCGCATCGCTGATCTTAACAATGGCGGTTGTCACGCGCTCCAGAGAATCGCCAGCTACTTTACCGGATGACACCAACTGATTCAGCGTTGAAGCTGCTGCACCGGTTGTGGTGTTAGCTGCGACCGATACACGGGCGGCCATATCTGCCAATTGCCCGGAGGTTTTACCAACCAGATTACCGCCAAGGGTCAGAGACTTGTAGAACTCGTCCTGCTCCTGAGAGCCTTTGTAATAAGCCAGCCCAAGAACACCGACAGCCGCGGCAGCCAGAGTGACAGGGTTAATCAACCCCAGCACATATCCGCCAACACCTTTAATCGCGGGACCAATACCGCCGAACATATCTTTCAACTGCCCGCCCTGCTGCATGAGCACCATGAATGGCGACTGACCTGTAGATAAGCCGACAATAATATCTGTCATTTGAGCAGGGATCATGCGCATAGCATTGGCAGTCTGAGCTGCAGATTGGCCTGTTTTACCCAATTGCGTTTGGGTTTTCTCCAATGCGTCTCGGGATTCAGCAAGTTTGCTATTCAGGCGATCATAGGCTAACGGCGAGAGCATCCCAGACGCTTTGGCGCTATCCAGTTGGCGCTGCTGTTCATTTAAACGTCGGAAAGCCTCACCTACGGGATCAATCTGAGCCTCCAGGCGTCGCAGCGCGGCTACCTGTTCATCATGAGCTTTTGCAGCTTCTCGTTCTGCCTGAGCCGTTCCGGTGACTTCCCGGCGCGCCTCCATCAATTTTTTGCTGTAAGCATCGTATTGTGACGGGTTAATTTTTCCAGAATCAAAAGCTTCATTCAGGTCAGATTGCTGCTGATCCAGATTACGAAGCGCTGCGGATAATGGGTCAATTTTATCCAGCATTCTCTGGAATGCCTGTGTCTGGGCCTCCTGCTGAGCAGCTGCTAATTTGCTGGCCTTTTCTGCCTCTCGTTGAGCTTGTGCAACGCCGCTTAGCTCATCGGTCGTATCATTCAGCATTTTGGAGAGAGAGCGAAACTCTTCCTCGTCAATTAGCCCCTTGTCGAAGTATTTTTTCAGCTCAGTAAAGCGGCGGCCAACGGTATCAATAGCAGCACCAACCGGATCAATGACTGCTCGCAATTTATTGAGAGCGTCTTTTTCCTCGTCAGTCGCTTTTGTCACTTTGAACATGCTGGTAACGGCTTTATCACCAGACTGAGTCATCTTATCAAGCGCAACTGCAAGGCTGTCAGCCTGTTTTTCTGCCCCAGAGCTATCTATAACAATGGCCAAGCGGGAAGTTTGTTCTGTCATTTGGCGATCTCCGGGCAATAAAAAACCCCGCCGGAGCGAGGTTCATGTTATGGGGGCAGCAATAAAAACCCACAAAATAGTGGGCTCAGTTATCAAAGCTTTGCATTATAAGTTCGTATGAATTCATCACGAATTCCACTAGGTAGCTGATTTACCAACTCATCAATTTGCATATTATATTTTTCTTTGATGCTCTCGGGGCCTAATTCAGGATTAGCTTGTTTCAAGCGTGATACCAAGTTAGTTACCGCCTCTTCATTAACATCAAAGCCTACCTTTTTCCTGATGAAAAATGCATCAAATGGGATGTCGCTCGGCTTAAAATTTTTGAGCCTAGCAACTTCTATCGCTTCTTTAACATCACTACCGCAGTGCTTACACTTTATGGCTTCAGGCTTAATCATTTCTGCACAATATGGACATTTAACCAGCCCATTATCAAGCTGGCTCTGTTCCAGGGCGCGAATGTCCTTCTTGATTACCAGTGAGTGAATTAGAGCTACGATGAAGAGAAGCGCTCCGTATAACCACCAAGCAAAAAACGAGCGCCCTTTACTGCTCGCTATCGCCGCTGGTATGCACCCAATAATTGCACAAATTATGATTAGTTCCACATCCCTATCCCCATCATTAACATTTGCACACAGGTTAGCACAGGAATAGATGTAGACAATGATATGACTACTTCACTTTTGCCTGTCTTTTCTGCTTTTCTGCCCACTCAGTCCGCCAGGCATCATCAAGAGCCAATATCGCTGCGTCAAGCTCAATGCGGTCGATCAGAATGGTGCGCGATGCCAGGTAAAGCTCGATATCATTCAGGGATAGAGGGAGCGGTACTCCGGCCATGCCGGCATACTTCCTGCCGCGCGATATCATGGCGTAAGCGTTGAGGATCTCCCCAGTGACTGCATCGATTTCAGGCTCTGGAATGGGCGGGAGATTTAACTTCTCCCTGCGCCACTTTGCTTTCTCGCCCTGCTCGCCAGCGAAATCCTTTAGCCACTTTTGGGCCTCTATGGCTTTTTTACGGTTTCCTGAGTCTGCTGCTCCTTACCCTGAGCAATATTCGCCGCCTCAGCCAGAATAAGCCAGTACAGAGAGGGGTTTTGCTTCAGTAACGCAACACCACGCTCCGGTGTATACGCTACCGCCGTCTCCGTACCATCCACCAGCTCCCCCCCGCCTTCCCAGTCTTTCAGAAGAAAGCGCGCGCAATTGTCGATGAGAAGATCATCAACCGAGTCAATCTCGCCCACACTGGCGAGATCGAAAGCATCCGTACCGACCTGGTAGCTCGCGTCCATTTTGTCGATATGGCGCCGCACCAGCGCATTGCGTGAGCGGTATTGTGGATTCTCGCTACTGGCCACCAGCAGACGGAGTTTAAATAGCGCCTCGTCTTCCGGCGTGAATTTCTTTTTACTTCCTGCTGGCTTTTTGAAAGGGAAAAACCAGCGTTCTCCGTTCAAATCAATTTGAGAAGAAATAATCAGCATAAAGACTCCCAAAAAAGCCCGATCCGCGATGACTACAGAACGGGCCTGGTAAATTAAGGCGCGGTAACGGTAATTTCAGTCGTTGCCGTAAAGGTGCGGGCCTTACCGGTGATGGTTGCAGTACCGGCTGCGTTACGCGTGACCTTCGCTGTTTTCTGTCCGGTAGAAACCACGCTGGCGATAGTCGGATCCGATGACGTCCACTCGACGGTATCAGTTGAATCAGCTGGGGTAAGCGTGGCGGTTAACGTCACCGTAGAACCCACGGCCCCAGTTGAAGTGCCCGGCGCAACGCTGATCGCCGTCGCCGGCACTTTGGGGACGCGGGTGATAGTTGGCGGAGTATTGGCCGCGGTGATATCCAGCTGAACCTGAACAATGTCAGTGCTCCCCGCATCCGGCCAGTCGCCGGAGATCTGCACTTCCGGGAAATCGAAGGTATAGGCGCCTTCAGCATTCTCCAGCGTGAAGCTAAACGGCACCGTTTCGCCGGTGAACGTTTTTTTGTAAACCTCCCAGGCAGCCTTTGACCATGACAGCGTGATTTGACCTGACGGGGTAAAGGTTGTCGGAATATTTGCGCCGGCGAACGCCGAACCGGTACCGATGCAGCGCTGAGTCTGCATATTGTTGTAGAACTGGATGTTGAAGGTATCGACACAGAAACCACTACCACCAGCTACACCATTCAGGCTGAGGGCTGTTACCTCTTTGAACGAATAGCGCAACGCCCCGGCATTATCGACCGGCGCGCTAAAGAAGCTGGTATCGTCACCTTTCGTTTCCCAGTCCAGGCCAGCAAACGTGACCGTAGCAGTGATGTCACCATCATTCGGGATTTCGATCTGCAGGGTTGCCACCTGACAGCCGCGGGCGATCTGGGCGATACCCACATCCTCGGCATAGGAAGCCACGGAGAACGTAATGCGACCGTTACCCATCGTCAGCACGTTATTTACCCATTCGGCACCGAAACAGCTGGCAAGAAAATCATCATGCTGGTTCCAGCGAAACCGCGTGCCGACATCGCCGCCGACGTCCACTGTGCCGCGTGAAACACCCTGCGCCATGCGGTCACCAGCGATTTCGTCATTGTCATTGGTGTTCTGCGTTGGTTTCAGACCAAATGAAGAACGACGCAGCAGGTTCCACGCCCCTGCTGAAGGTGTGATTCCTGGCGTTGTCTCGCGAATAAACGCGGCTACTACTTTTGCACCTGAGCTCACAGGAGCCTCCTGTTTTTTGTGCGCTACAGAGCGCGATAAGGAATTTGAAGATTGAGCTGTAACCAGCCATCGGTCTCACCAGCCGGCACAGCAGAAACAGCGAAATAACTCAGCTTTCCATCGTCCCTGAACTCGAATAGCTCCGTTAGCTGATCGGCCGTTCGGGAGATAAGCAACGTCCCGGAGCCGACCGGAACAAACAGCTGAATGATGAGTAAGCCCGTCCTGTGGACGACTGGCCCATCCCCGATCTCGGTTGCGCCAGCCTGTCCTGCAATGTTGGTGAGACGGGCCCAGATATCGCGGTTGCTGGGGTCAAATACCGGACCATTGGGATAATCCACCGCATCAGAGGCAATAGCGGTCTGTGCCGCCATTCGGGAAATGACAGCGTTTCTGATTTCTGTAAGGGTCATTTGTAGGCCTGAATCACACCATTAAAAGAGACGGCATA